TTTTTCGTCATGTATTAAGACGAAATGTAGAAAGAACTTAACATAAAGTAGGGAAAATGATCATATCACTCGTTATTGAACAGCCACGGCGATTCATCGCCATTGCGTCAGTGAAATAACTTATAAACCTACAAACGGACGTACAAATACAACATGCATGTCCGCACCGAATACAAACCTATTCGACCCGTTTCCTTCGAAACCCATCACAGAAAGGTGTAGAAAGGAACAAACGTGGAGTTGAATCCACCAAACATCATTCATTCAATGATGCAAACAGATAGCCTTATCATCCCATATACCACGGAACACATCAGCATCTAAGGTTAATGAATATATAGCAGGGCCCAAGCGTCGCGCTTGCGCCACCGGTATATTGTAACGTTGAGCTACTAATGTACCCAGACGATGCGTGTTCTTTGTATACGCATAACCCCCACACGTATCCAACACACTTTGATACTTATCCTCCCAATGAGGATCATCAGCACCAACTAACATCGACCATCGTTCGATGCGTTTAATTGGATCAGGCAACAAAGCCACATGCCCATCATCTGCGTCAATAATGACGAAATTAGATGCAAAATAGGGCGCCTTTGTCACAAAAAATTTAGCGGTCAAGTTGAAGACTTCAGCCAAAATCTGAATAGCATCCGCGGCATACACCGCCCCCTTAACAGCAATCAATGAATCATCGCCCATGAACACCCCCCAATGATATTGGGTGCCTCTATAAGCATATGCCACAGCCAAAACATTAAGTAAAACGTTACCAAAAGCGGTAGTCGCATCACCAGATTTGCGCTGATACATAACCGAAAAGGACATACCCAAAGCAAGGGACCGAGCGTTACAACGAATATGCCCTTGCATCCATCGACACAACAATTCGTTGTGTAAGCCCAGCTGTTCAAAGACATACGATTCCAAATCAAAAACCAATATACCTTGACTTTTATCATACTGTGAAAAATCATTCTCCAAGAATTCAATATCATCAGAACATGGATGATAAGCTCGGACAAATGCCGCGATATCCACTGTATCTTTCAATAAATTAATATGTATATTGGGTCGAACAATCGAAAGCAAACGACGAACCAACAAACGAAAAATCGAACTGTACAATGCCCCCAGCTCTTTAACATGATGAACAATGACCTGAGGGTTAATGTGCGATTGTATAGGTTTCGTTGACAATGTAGGTTTTACGTCGGCTTTGATCATAAATTCAAACTCCGAAATATCGAACTTCTCGAAAGCTTGCATGTCAGTCTCCAAACGACTACGCATCGTAGCCAAAGAGGCGGAACTAGCCTGCTGCATCCAATCCGCAAAATATTCTTCGTCTAACGCCGCAGGTTGATCTTGATACAATTTCAACTTGTCCCGTGCATCAGGCACACACATTACATCCAGGAAATTTTCCCAGATTTCAGGAACCAATGTGGTACGATCTTGCA